ACTCTTTTGCTCCCAAGTGTTTGCAGATGAAATTGTGTATGTAAAAGGATATGAACGAACTTCAGCAGAGTTCATTAAAGCCCCGCCAAATGTTCCTGTTAATGAACTACGCACCCAAAAAGAAATTGTGATTGTTGATGCTGACGCTGTTCCCCAATTTAAATCGTATGTATTTAAGCCTTCAACAATTTGTAAAACAGCAAAATAGTCGCTTGATGTTATTGAGTAAGCAGACGAAGAAGTAACCCCTAGATAGTTTTTGAATCCCGCTGGAGGAGTAACAGAACCAGCATTTTGCTGAACTGTATATTTACTGGCTTGACTTACACGACACTTCCAGCGATCAAGAGAATAAGTTTGGTCTGTTGGTGTAAACGAAGCCCCCGCATTCCTTTGGTCAATCACCATTGCGCCATTGATGATGCGGTTTCTAAAGCCTAGCGAGCTGTCAGCAATGCTGCCTATGTTTGCTAATGATGCTGTCTTTCCCATGTTATGCTCCTTCTAATACTGTGATTCGTGCTGTCAGGGCTGTGATGAGAGCTTGTTGTTCTTTGATTGCAGCAACTAATAGAGGGATGGTGTCGGTGTACGACATACCAAGCGTTCCTGTTTCAAGGTTTTGAATATTGACAGCCTCTGGCAAAACATCCTGCACATCTTGAGCAATCAAAAATGGGCGGCGTGTTTGAGATTCATCATTATTGTAGTAACCAATAACAGCCCGAAGTGAAGAAACTTTTTCAGCGGCATTCTCAATTGGCTCAATAATTGTTTTCATGCGTTCATCAGAAACAGCATTCCAACTACTTCCTAAATTTGTTAGATAAACGCCATATGCGCCAATACCTCCGGGGCCAGTGCCTCCACCTGATCCAACATAAAAGTTAGAATCAGTACTTGCTTTAAAACCAATACGAGCTTCTACTTGGTTTCCTTTTCGCAAATAATATTGCAAAGCAACATTATCCAAAGAGCCAATTGTCATACCTTGTGGAGCACTAAAAGCAGTTGGAGATTGTCCTCCATATCCCAATTGCAAGTTTCCGTTGACATCAAGGCGCATACGTTCTGAATATGCACTACTTGCGTAGCGACTAAATGTTAAATCGCCATTTGCTGCACTGCATCGTAGAGCATAACCATCAGTTACGTTGCTTTGCTCTAATTGAATTTGGTAATCACCAGTTGCCGCCGATTTAATTGTTGTGGTTGCACTTGCGTTTGGTGTTGCTGTACCAATAGCAACTCTACCACTGGAGTCGATACGCATACGCTCTGCAAGAGTAGTCGAACCATCAGAAGCAAGATTAAATGTAAGTCGTGCAGGTAGATCACCTGTCCCTGGAGTGCCATCAACAGCTGCTGAAATCCTTGCTGCCGTTGTGTAACTTGTTCCATCAGCGGCAGCAAAATCTACTGAACCTAATTCATCCCCATTTTGAACAATTGTATTTGTACCTACTGAGGTTCCACGAGACTTAACCGCAAGGAATCTTGGAGGATTTGCATTGTCACTAAACCTTGCAACAACAGATCCAGTTGCGCCTATGCCAGCAGTTTGTTGTTGCCAAGTAGATGCGCCAGAAACAGTAAGCGGAGAAGTAAGACCAACCAGCACATTACCAGAAGAGTTAATACGCATAACCTCCGCACCGCCTTCAGAGAAAGCAATGGTGTCAGCGGCAGGAAAGAAGATACCTGTGTTAGTATCACCAGAAGTAGTAATAGCAGGAGCAGAAACTGTACCAGCTTGAACAGTTGTCACACCAGTAATAGTAACAGCACCATTTACAGTGCCACCACTTATAGTGCTTAGTGCATCAGCAGCCGTAAAGCTCTTGAATGCAGTAATGTCAATGATGTCGCCAGTACCAGCAGCTACATTCAGAACAATGCTTGTGCCGTTGCTTGCTGTATATTCAGAGGTGTCCAGCGTTGCGCCATTACGACACACAGTAATATTATTAATTGTGTAGGCCAGTGTTGCGCTTGCAGAATCAGCACCGCTAAATGTGGTTTGACCACTGGTTGCTACGTAGCGGAAACGTAAAAGAGAAGCAGTGGTAGCAGCAGAAGCAGCAATCCAAGCTGCTCCATCATACACCTTCATTGTATTTGATGTGGTATTAAAATACAAAGCACCAGTAGCTAGTGCATTACCATCATTGTCTAAAGTTGGATCTGAAGCTTTAGTGCCAAGATAACGATCATCAAAGCTGTCCAAAGCAGAAGCTGCCGCAGCCGCAGAAGAGGCAGCAGAAGTTGCTGAATTGCTTGCATTGGTTGCTTGCGTGGTAGCAGTGCTTGCAGAAGCCGCTGCGTTTGTTTCACTTGTCGAGGCATTACTTGCAGACGTGCTAGCAGCCGAGGCAGAGCTTGCTGCATTAGTAGCTGATGTGCTAGCATTGCTGGCTTGGGTTGTTGCAGTTGATGCAGATGCTGCTGCATTGGTAGCAGATGTTGATGCGCTGCTTGCGCTATTAGAGGCATTCGTTGCAGAAGTAGATGCGTTGCTTGCCTGTGTACTTGCTGTACTGGCAGAAGCTGCTGCATTTGTAGCACTGGTTGCTGCATTGCTTGCAGAGGTAGAGGCTTCAGAAGCTTTAGTGGTAGCAGTTGTTGCTGCTGTGCTTGCCGTAGAAGCAGAAGAAGCAGCATTGGTTGCACTGGTAGATGCTGCACTTGCAGACGAAGCAGCATTCGTGGCAGAAGTAGCAGCTTCTGAAGCTTTAGTGGTAGCTATTCCTGCTTGTGTTGTAGCTGTGCTTGCTGATGTAGAAGCACTAGAAGCAGATGATGCTGCATTAGTCTCACTGGTAGCAGCATTAGTAGCAGAGGTAGATGCAGCAGAAGCCTGTGTAGTGGCTGTAGAAGCTGAGCTTGATGCACTAGATGCAGAAGCAGATGCGTTGGTAGCTGATGTGCTGGCAGAAGAAGCCGAAGAAGAAGCACTAGATGCTGATGTAGAAGCAGCAGAGGCACTAGAAGCTGCATTGGTTTCTGCTGTCTCAGCAGCATTCTCAGAAGCTAGAGCAGCGGTTGCTGAGGCTGCTGCTGCATTTGCTAAAGCAGTTGTAGCATTAATTGTTGAGTCGCTAGAGGATTCTCCTGTGCCTCCAACACCACGAAATATTCCCATATACGCTCCTTGTTATGGAAAAGGCCTGTATGTAACAAGCCTCTTTCAAAACAAGGAAGCCCCTTGTGAGGGCTCCCCTGTATGTTTCTTAGGCTGCGACAGCCATCAAAACACCAGCGTCTGCACGAAGCACCTTAGTGCCATACAACATGTCAGAAGTAAACAGAGTAGCCAAGTACTCTTGTTTGTACTGCTGTTGTGAACGAACAGACATTTGCTCAATATGAACAGCCCAGTCTTTGTGAGCCAACAATGCACCCTTCACACCTGTTTCCAAGGTGGGGCAGTTGCTAGACACAACAACAGGGATACCATACAGGTTACCAACTTCACCATTGCGGATGGTGTTAGCGTTACCGACTTCACCAACGAAGGCTTGTTCGGTGTAACGATTGATACCATTCAAGGTGTTACGTGTTGAAGGAGGGATAATCAACACACGTCCGTCCATTGGCTGGTCAGCGTCATCCAAATACTGGATGGCACGACGGAAACCAACGTCAGAGAAGGAACCGATGTCACCAGTGCCATCAGCGTCATAGGCTTCCAAAGCACCTGTAGAGGAGTTGAATTGGAAAGAACGGCTGTGAGTGTAGTCACTGCCATCGCCATCACCCAAGCTCTTAACCAAAGCCCACAGGTCATCATCAACTTGCTTTGCCATAGCATAGCCAGCGTCATCAGTGTAGTGCTTACGCAAAGAGGGAAGGGCTTGCACATCAACGATGTCTTCAATCAAGTAAGACACTTCTTTGTGCAAAGACAAGTTCACAGTGATAGAACTCTGTGACAAGTTCTGCATGGTAACGGCTGTGTTCTCGCTTTTAGCTTGAGCAGCCAAACCACGTGAGGGGTTAGGGATAATGAGAGCATCGCCCTTCTTACCCTTGAAGCTCATCTTACGCACAAACTGTGCAAGGACGAGGTTCTTCTTATAGGCAGCGATAATCTCATCGCTCCATAAGTCGGGGAGGAAGTTAGAAGCTTCGGTCAGGCCTACTGCGCCTGTTTGTGTGGGGAAGGTACTTGTTGCCATTTTAAATATCTTTCATAAGGTTATTAACGAACCCTTCCTTCTGCATATGCTGCCATGATTTCTGGCTGCAAGGACATGTATCGGTCAGGGTCTTTACGCATGAGGTCTACAATGTCAGCACGGCGATAAATCTTCTTACTCTGTGTCTCGCCAGTTCCTTTAACAGAACCAGTTGATGCCTGTTTTAATTGTTGTTTACGATCAGCCTTTTGCATTTCAACAGTGTTGCTTAACATCTGCTGACGTTCTTTCCATGTAGTCAAAAGATCGTCTGCTGCGTCAAAGTCATACCGCTGGTCTGCACGTGAAAGAAGTTCGCTTCGCACCTTGCTCTTGCCAACCCACTCCTTGAAACCATCGTCATTAATAATATCCGCATAGTCAGGGTGAGCATTCTTTAAAGCATTCAAGGCCTGAGCCTTTTGCATCTGTGCATTTAAAGCTTCTGCTTCTTTTATCTTAGGGTGTCGTGAAACAGCCTGTTCAACAGCCTTCTGAGGATCAGAGAAGAAATCTACCTCTTCGTCCTGTGGGGCTTCTTTGGTAACAACTTGTGCTTTTACAAAATCATCTACAATACGCCGAAGTTCTCCAACCTCTTGTGAATGTCTGCCCATCAGCTTCTCAGCCTCTTGGTGCATACGAATCAAATCAGTTGCACTTTTACCTTTGTATCGTTCTGGGACTTCTTGAGGGCTTTCCTGTTGAGGTTCCTCTTGAACTTGATCTACTTGATCAATGTCCTCTTGTGTGTCTTGTACGCTGTCGTCAATAAATGTTGCCATATAGTCTCCGTGCTTAATAGCATTATGGAAGAAATTTAGAATGTTCCCTCTTATGAGGCATTCTGCTTCTGCTCTTTAGCCAGTTGCTCTCGGTGTTTCTTTTCCCACTTCATTGCAGCCCCGGGGAAATCACCTGTAACTCCTTCAAGCTTAACTCGTGGAGTGCTTAACTGACGAAAGGCAGTTGTGCCACATACCTGACAATCTATTGTTTCTGTTTCTACAGAAGTAAATCGTTCTTGTAAGTGACCACTAGGACAGAGAAAATCAAAGACTCTTATCATCTGTAAGCTCCGCATATGATGCTTCGATAGCATTACGATAACCAAGAAGTGTCTCTAAAACTTCTACTTGTCCTTTTCTGAACCAGAACATGTTAGCATCTGAGGTGTTCCGAATATCAGAGAGATTGTCTAAGCTACGCTTAAGGTCTTCCTGATATATGTCCCATCCCTTATGTACAAACAAGTCTAGAAGAGATTCATAATATTCTTGTAACTCTTTATCCATTAGCATTTCTCCTGTTGTGGATGCTGATGTCTCTATTATACCACAAAAGTTTTACTTTGTCAAGCTATTGTTGCATTTGCTTAGATACAATTGCTTCCTTGCTTGCAATTTCACGCTCTTTCAAGACCAAATCTGCAAGACGTGCTCGGCGTTCAAACTCTTTATCGTCTTGGCTGCCTATCTGTAGGTTAGAAGAAATGGCACGAATGCGATCATTCTCAAGCCTTGTAGGAATTGCCTGTGTTTCTGCCTGTAGTTTCTGTGCTCGGCTCTGACTCTCAGCAGCCTGTGCTTGATAGAGGGCTGTCTGAGCCTCTGCTGCTGCCATTTGCATCTGCATTTGAGCCTGTTGTAGCTGCTGTGCCTGTGGGTTGGGCTTATTCATCTCACGAAGCTGGCTAATCATGCCTTCTCGGTTGGACAGGCTCATGTTTTCAATGACAGCCTCCACCAACATGGGATACATTGGGCTATCTTGTCCCAAGGTTTGCAGGAGTTGCACCAATTGTGTAACCTCATACTCACGAGCAATGACACCAAGACTGCTAGAAGCTACAAACTTGTAGTCTTGTGCAGGAAAGTTGTCTGGGTCATACTGCATATAGCGCCATGCAGCCTTGCTAACCAGAGGAATGAGGAAGGAGTCTTGGAAGTTGATTAACGTGCGCTTATGGCGCTTTATAATGGCTCCTAGAGACATACTTACAGCCCCTGCTGCTGCCTCTCCATTGATACTTCCGGGAATTCCTGCTGCATCAATAGCTCCTGTAGCCATCTGAACCATGCGCTGAAGGCTTTCTGCCTGTGTAAAGCTCACTTGGTCAAGGTTGCCAAACTTAAAGGGCATCATAATCTCAGTAGGGTTACCATTGGTTATGATTGTCTTACCGGGACGTATCTCAAACTTAGCACCACGTGGCATACGTGTGCCATCCATAGCCATCATTGGGTGGACAGTTAGCGCCAAGGCATCAATACGAGCACGAAGCTCAGCATCCAAAGCCTTCTGGCTGTTATAGCCCTTCTCACAGATGCCACGTCCCCAGAAACGTCCGGGAACCACATCCCAAGGGAAGGCAATCAGAGGCCTGTCTTGCATCATGTAGGGATTTGCTTCCACCTTCAGGAGCACACCACCATTGCCAACCACCACAATGGCTTCTACATATTCGCTTTCTTCGTCCAGCTCGTGTTCTTTAGAGCCTTCCTTCTTGCTGCTCTCCTCTTTAGGCTCAGGCAAATCCATTGCCTCATTAAACTCTTTACGAGGAACAAGGCCGTAATACTTGGTGAGGCGTACCTTATCATCTTGATATATCGTAAGGTCTTGGTCAGGCTCAAGGTCTTGGTCAGGAGCCGCTGCTGTAATGTCAACATCACGATAGATGCCCTTCTCAATGAGCAGTTCAACCTGATGCTTAGGAACAAACTCATCAATAGCCACACCCAAGGCATCCTCAATAGAAGAGGCTACAGGGTCAATCAGGAAGTTCTGTGGCAGGATTGGGCGCACCTTAACAACTGTACGAGGTTTAACCATAACCCCTACAGCTTGCATAGCTCCATCAAGGATTGGCTGTGTGGCTGGTGTGAAGTCTTGAACCTCATCAAGGACAAGCTCAGCCATCCCTGTACCAAAAACGGCAGCGTTTAACAAACACTCAGCTACAGCCTTACGTGTCTTGGTGAATTTAAACTCTTCATCCAAAGCATTACGCAAGAAAGTGATGTCTTCACGCTCTTGGTCACGCATGTCATCATAGATGTCAAACCATTTACCACGACCAAAGGTGGCTTCTTCAACCTCAGCAACACTGCTCTCTACGGCTTGCTGCAAGGCAGGGCTAATAAGTTTGCTACGCTCACTCTCACGTGTCTTATCAGCAGCATCCCACTGACCACGCCATAAGCGATAATACTCATCAAACTTCTCTTGATGATTACTGGTATAATGGTCACGCCATCTGTCAGCTTTCTCAATAACCCAACCAGCAAGACTACTGCCCTTGTACGTTTCTTCGGTATCAAAGCTCATATGTTTCCTTAGTATCCGCTTAAAGCGTCCATTGGTTCAAAAGGTTCTTCTTCGTATTCTGTTGCATAGCTTTCTTTGCTTAGCTGCTCAATGTAACTAAGCGCATCAATCAAGTCATCATGCACAAGAGTATTTGGAAATTGGAAGAGTTGGTCAAGAAATTGTATGTTCCATTCTCCCTTGTTAAGGACAATTTGACCATGTTCAAAACGCCCCTGTAATGCCCATACAATTCTATCTGTTTTCTTTTTGTTTCCATGACTTAGCTCTTCCACTCTAAAGAACGTCTGTGTTCTTCTCATTATGTCTGACAAATAGGGCATCACTGCTTGCTTAGCAATACCCTTCTCAATTCCTATGGACACTGGCTCATACTTCTTAACAGCAGCAAATATCTTCTTTGCTGTCTCTTCAACTGTCCAACGTCCAAAGACAATATCCTTAACATACCAACCTGAGCCACTGGTCTTAACAATGGCTATGGCACTGTCATCAAGCCTCTTGCTCTTGCTGCCCTTGCTCTCATCTGCAAAGCCAGCCAAGTCAATGGCAATGAAGAAGTCACCATCAGGCTCTTCCTCATCAAACTTTACCCATTCTTCTTTGAAGAGTTCTCCACCCTGTGCTTCAAAGGAGGCCATGAACTCCTGCCTAAAAGCAAAGCTGCTCATGTTCTTCTTAGCAGCCTCAATCTCTTCTGGGTCAATCAAAGGATTGTTATAGCTGGTGAAATGCCAGCTCTTGAATGTAGCATCATCTCCAGCCATGCCATACTGGTAAAGCTCATAGAAGTGATTCCTGCCCATTGGCGTTCCAATGAACAAGGCATGTCCCTTCTGGTCAGCCAAAGCAGGACGTAAGATTTGTTCCCACACCTCTGGCTTCATGTCTGCATATTCATCCATCACCAGAAACTTTAGGGACACCCCTCGCATAGTTTCTGGCCTGTCAGCCCCTTTAAGGCTGATGGTGGCTCCGTTAACAAGCTTAACCTGTAAGTTGTTAACATGGCTACCAGCAATAACAGCATGACCAACCTCAAGCAGGGTTTGCCACATAATGTCCCTTGCCTGTCCCTGTGTGGGGGCAACATAGAACACATGGCCTTTCTCTGCCTGTAACGCATTGAACAACAATAAGTAGGCAGCAAGCCTGCTCTTCCCTGTTCTTCGTCCAGCAGCCACAACCTTGAAGCGGCTCTTGTCGCTCCACACCTCTTGCTGCCACGGAAGGAGCTTGATGTCTAGACTAGTCAAACAAACTACCTAATGTGCTCTTAGCCTTGGCTAATGGGTTTTCCCACCAAGAAGGTTCTGGAGGAGAAGGAACTACAGGAGGTTGATACCCACTAATCTGTAAGGCATATTGTGCCCTCTCGTCATACTTGGGGTTACGCTCTGGGTTAGGCTTAAACCATTCCTTAGCCAACACATCAGCAACAACAGCAGGATTTTCTTCCTTGTCTAACACATCTCTAAGCTTGGCAGCATTGCCTGCTCCAATGATGTTTTGACTCTTCCCATAAACTGTGTCATGGAAGAACTTGAGCTGAGCATCAGCACTGTCTTTTATTTTATTCTGCTTCTTCCACTTTTCATAATAGGGCTTCATGAAGTCAAGTTGAAGTAGTCCATATCCGGGGCCTCCTTCTTGCTTCGTCTTATAATCAAAGGTGTCTGCTGTTTCAACAGAAATGTTTCCAAGGAGGCCAGCAATGGCAGCATCACTATAGCCAAGCTTCTTTAGTTTTTGTTCAACAGATTCTTTAGACATCAATAACCTCTTCTCCACCAGAGATGGTGGTTTGTTCTCCACCAACACCAGTGATAGTAATAGACACAGCAGCCCTACCACCACCATTCTTGTCTTTCTCAAAATGACTGAGAGGCAAGAGTCTGTCCATGATGAGCTTCCATGCAGCTGCTTGGTTCTTGTGGTTGTCATCCAAGGCTGCTCCATATATGGCTTCAATGACCTTCCCGCTGCGTGGACTGTTTAACATCCTAGCTCGGTATTCATTTATAATTGCCTGTTCACCCTTAGGTCTTCCAACAGCATTCCTCTTGCCCGGTGTCTTGGCAACAACGTCTGTCTTCTTGGGTCGTCCTCTTTTTCTAACAGGAACATCTGTGTTCATAAGTCCTTCTGTGCGGCTTCTATGCCCATCTGTGCAGCTTCTAAGCCAATCTGTGCAGCTTCTAAGTAACTACATAGTTACTTATATGCCTAGGCTTATTTAGTTAATTATTTAATAAGCTTCCTTAATTGCTTATATGTATTTATTATACCACACATTGTGTTAAATGTCAAGCTCTTTGTGTTGCTTTAATGCTACATGTTGTACGATTAGGCCTTGTTTTCTAATTCCTTTACTGACTCTCTGGTCATTAATTCCTTTTATCATATAGATCAACAACTTAGTTGCTTCAATGCGAATGCGAATAATTCTCATTTAGCCCCTATTTTAGCCCTTTTTTGTATGCTATGGGGTTCCGCATATATTGGCACAAATTGTCCCCTCCCCCGGTAGTACTTTTGTGCTACAAAAGAGCCTCTTCTGTGGGTGGGTATGAGAACTTTAGAGGTATGAGTACTTAAGTGGCAGCCTATTAAGCCACCTACAACCCAAAGTACTACATAGCCTCGGTAACTGGCTAGTAACTAAACCTTAAGCATTACAGGGAAAGTCCCTAGTATAGTACCTAGGTATTAACTGTCACACAAAATGCACCATTATGGTGAAAAACTCACACATGAAGCACCAACACAGTGCAGAGAATCACGAAATGCACCACGATGGTGCAGAAATCATATAAGTAATAAGTATACAATTCCAGGAAGTTAAGTATATAGTACTACAATTCCTGGGCTTCTGAAAACAAAGGTACTAGTGACATGACTACTAAAGTATACATGGCATGACACTTGCATAGTATAATGGAAGGGGAAGCAATAGGTAACTATTGAGTAACCCTGATTCTAGTAGGGGTATTAATTGCATGTTGACACAAGCTCTTGATTCTCTGTTAGAATAAACACAAGTTACAAGGGAATTCGCTCTAGTAACTAGCAAGTAACCACAAGGGAGAATGTAAAAATGAGTAAAGCAAAGAAGATAGAAACGACAAGCCCCGAAGCTCTCGGAGCTTCATTCGCAGTACATCAACATGATATTAATGGCGCTCTGTTAGGCACGTTAAAATCAATCATAGGCACGTACACAGTAGAAAATAAAGCAGAGTACGAAAGCATGGTTGAGGGTTACGGCACACAAGCAAAAGCCCTCTACAATGCCAATACTGCTAAGGTTAGAAAATCAGAATTCAAAAAGATCTGCGACCATGCAAGCACACAAGAGACACGCCAAACCCTATTCAACATAATCGACAATTATGAATCGGTGCAAAGCTTAGTAAAAGATTTAAGAGGCTTAGAATCGGGAGCGAAGGTTATAGATGAAGAGGGCAAAGTTACAAAAGCCCCAAAAGAAGAGGGAGAAGAGGGAGAAAATGAAGATGGGGTCGAAGAGGTTAACTTCTCCGAAGATGATAAAATCTTGAATAATTTAGAGATAATTCAAGCCCTCTGCTATGATAAGGGTTACAAAATCGCAAGCGAGTTAATCCTTCAAGCGATGGCCAAAATCAACGAGAAAGTATAATGACAAGGGAATACCTAGGGGTTGACAAAGCCCCTAGGCCTTGTACAATGGATAGCAGAGCACATAGAAAAGCACAAAAGCTTTTCCCTGCGCTTTGCAGGTAACTTGTTAGTAACTTTTTAAGGGAGTTTTTATGTTTGATTCGATTAAAGCTTTTTTTGTCGCTAAGCAATTTGTTGCCAACCACGGCAATAGATTTTTGACAGTTTATGTTGGTGGTAAGCACTACAATGGGCAGATTGTCAGCCGAGGGTTTTTCAAGGTTGCAGTTAAGCTTGCCCAAGGTGGTCGCATTGTCAAGGTTTCCCCTGCTTCTGTGGTGCGTGTCCATCGTGACAAAAAGCGTTTGTCAGTACAGAAGCAAGCAATTGCAATTTGATAGGGAGTTATGTATAGGCCTACAATGTGGGCTTATACGTGGCAATCCTGCCAACACGGAGCATCAAATGACAGATAAACAATTCACAGTTACATGCACCATTTTATTGGTGTTGACATGGACAATGATTATTTTGGAGAACTTCTATGCTTAGTCGCACATCAAAGCTTGGCTGTTTTAGCTGGAGCTTGCAAGCCCTAGAGACTTGTCAGGGAAGCATTGGCAAAGACGGACAGCTTGTCGAGGTTTGTCAAGGCTGTTATGCCACGCAGGGGTTTTATCACATGAAGCCTGCCATTGCGTTGCGTAAAAACAACAAGGAAGATTGGCAAGCTGACGATTGGGTGGAACGTATGGTCAAAGCCTTGTCAAAGCAGAAGAAATTCAGATGGTTTGACAGTGGAGATATTTATTCTGTTGACTTGGCATGGAAAATCTACGATGTTTGTAGACTTACACCCCATGTCAAGCATTGGTTGCCCACACGTATGCACAAATTTGACAAGTATTCCAATGTACTAGGGGCTATTGATTGTTTGCCCAATGTTGTGGTGCGCTTGAGTGCCGACAATGTAGAAGAACAGATAGCAGGCAAGACCACCTCTATGGTTATCAAAAGCCATGAGCACAGGCGTGGTGTACACGTATGCCCTAGCAGTTTGCAAGAGGGCAAGTGCAAGGACTGCACTGCTTGTTGGAACAAGGACGTGAAGGTTGTTGCTTACGTGTCACATTCACGTAAGATGGCTAAGGTTTTTCAAATCAAGGAGCTTGTAAATGTATAAGATTGTAGGAACAAAAGGTATTTGTGACTTTATTGGATATAAGGACACAGAAGAGGAAGCTAATGCCCTTGTTGTTAAATGGCAACAGATGGGATTGGTTTGTGTGGTTACTAAGGAGTTACCAAATGAGTAAATTTGCAGAGACAAACAAGCTAAAGAAGGGGACACGTGTTGTCCTTCGTAATGGTTGGGAGGCTGTGTTGGAAGACAACAAGCGTGGAGCAATCCGCATGGCTACAGTGGAGGGGTTTTATACAGAGATGGGCAGCATTTATGCCCATGACATAGCAGGGTATAAAGAGGGAGAATTTTGGGTGAAGCTTCCCTACATTGGGGAGAATTTCCTAGAGCTTTTGATGAAGAGGGCAGCATGAAACAATTTGTAATCTTTGGAGACATGGAGTTTTTAGATGACAACATTGTGCTTGTTCACAGGGTCAACAGTGCTCAGTTTATAGAGGAGGCTGACATTGAAGCGACAGCACGTGTGTTAAAGAACTGTGACTACATTGTCCCGCATCATTGTTCTTGTAAGATAGCTTTTGTTCAACACCACGAGGAGACAGCATGATAACAGTAGACCAGTTGTACGCATGGATGGGCTCTGATACCTTGAAGGTTCATGACCTAACTGAGCTGTTGCTTGAGGTAATCAATTGGCAATATCCAGTTGAACAGATACGTCAAGACATATCCGATTACATAACACAGAAGGTGGAATAATGAGGGTGCTTATTGCTTGTGAATACTCAGGCAAGGTTCGCTCTGCGTTTGAGAAGATGGGACACTTTGCTGTGTCTTGTGACCTTTTGCCTACAGAAAAACCTGGATTTCACTATACAGGGGATGTGTTTGACATCATCAATGATGGTTGGGATTTGATGGTGGCACACCCTCCATGCACTGACTTGGCTGTGAGTGGTGCTGCTTGGTTCAAGGAAAAGATAGCGGATGGTAGGCAGCAGAGGGCTTTGGATTTTGTCCAAGCTTTGATGGATGCCCCTATTCCTATGATTGCTATTGAGAATCCAATCAGTGTTATCAGTAGTAAGATACGCAAGCCTGACCAAATCATTCAGCCTTGGATGTTTGGACACAAGGAAACAAAAGCCACTTGTTTGTGGCTTAAGGGCTTGCCTAAGCTTGTCCCTACGACAGACCTAAAAGAGGAGACAATGGCTCTACCAAGGAACGAGCGTATGCGTCTACACTATTTGCCTCCAAGTGCAGATAGGTGGAAGATACGTAGTGAAACATTCCAAGGCATCGCTGATGCTATGGCTAACCAATGGGGGAAAGTATGAAGGTGTTTGTATATTTCAATTTGCACAAGCGTGTCTTCTCTGTGAAGGCTTTAGAAGGCAAGGACAAGGGCAGGGTTATAGGGCACAGAACGTCCTTGGCTATATACAGCCCTACCTTCAAGGTATCAGAGGCTGGAAGACAGCGTGTGGTGCGTGAGAAGCGCAAGAACGTACATGCAGGGGTTGTTGGTTTCCTCACAAGCCCCTATGATTGGACTAAGGAGGTTGTCATATGGGAGCGTGTCTTCTATAGCCCATACCTGATGTCATCCTTTGCCACACATGCTGGCAACCCTGTGCATAAGGCTAAGTTTGCAAGGATGGAAATTGTTAATGGTGTACCCTCTGTGGAGGCAGGCAATGCGGAATCATGTTGATGGCATTGGCATCTTCTTGGTGTACCTCATTGGGTTTATTGTTGGTTTGTGTATAATTAGATTCTTTAAACAAAGGAGAAAGTAATGGGACTAGATATGTATTTGACAGCAAAGCGTTACATCTATGACTTCGGAGATGATGGCAAGGCTTTGCGTGAACAGCTTGAAGACCTGAAAGTTAATGGCATGGCTGTGAAAGAGATTTCATATGAGGCTGGCTATTGGCGTAAGGCTAATCAAATCCACAAGTGGTTTGTTGATAACATACAAGAAGGCGTGGACAACTGTGGTGAATACCTTGTAGGTATAACTGAATTAGAATGTTTACTTGAGAAGGTCAATGAAGTGTTGCGTAATAGAGACAAGGCAAATGAGTTGTTACCAACAGCCAATGGGTTCTTCTTTGGTAGCTACACCTATGATGAAGGCTATTTCGATGACCTCATTCAAACCAAAGCAATCATAGAAAATGTATTGTCAATAGAGGACATACGTAAGTATGATTTTTACTACAGTTCTTCATGGTAACTAGCCAGTTACCACGCAAGCCCTTGACAGCTTCTTGTATGTCTTGTACAATAAAGACATATAAGAAAGCTTCTAATTAATAATATTAAGGAAAACATATATGAGATGTTATTGTTGTAATGCTAGTTTGTCTGACTTTGAAGCTACACGTAAGAGTGCACAGACAGGTGACTTTTTAGATATGTGTAATGATTGTTTCTCTTATGTTAAAGATGATGTTGATGTTGTAGAGAGACAAGACTTACAACATGCTTCTGATGACGAGGAGATTGAAGATGATGAACAGTGATGAAAAGCTAGAGAGGTTTATGTCCTTCACAGTTGCTGATTGTGTTGAGCTTGTATCTCTTGTTGGTTATGTTAAATTCATGGAAGTTTTACAGACAGCTCTCTTAACAAAGAAAAACTCTTTGCCTTTGTCTCAAGAAGAACTAGATGCAAGACAGAAACATTTATGGAATGATTGGAAGTATTGATGGCTTTTGTTAAAACACATCAGCCATGCACATCATGTGACAGTAGTGATGGCATGTCTGTTAATGATGATGGTTCAACCTATTGCTTTGTTTGTAACACGCACACAAAGCCACCCAAAGAAGAAGGATATATGCAGACAACGACAGCCACAGCAAAGCCTGTGGATGAGGCTATAACAGCCCTTAGAACAGCCTTTCAAACCTTGGCTACACCAGCCATTGGAAGCAGACGCATAAGCAGGACAACTGTGGAGAAGTATGGCATTGTTTCTGATGCCACCCACGTATGGTTTCCCTACTATGACAATGATGGGAAGCTCTTTGCTACAAAGAAGCGAAGCATCAAGGAGAAGAAGTTTGCCATTGAGGGAGATTGGAAAGCCACCTGTTTGTTTGGACAGAACTTGTTCACCAAGGGAGGGAAGTATTTAACCATTGTCGAGGGTGAGTATGATGCCCTTGCTGTGTTCCAAATGCTTGGCTCCAAGTGGCCTGTTGTCTCTGTGCGTAATGGTGCAGGAGGTGCAGCAAAGGATGCCAAGGAGCATTACGAGTGGCTCAATAGCTTTGAGAACATTGTTGTTTGCCTTGACAATGACGAGCAAGGACAACAAGGGGCAGCTCAGCTATGCTCTGTGCTTGGCTCCAAGGTTAAAGTTATGAAGGGGGTTGATGGCCTGAAGGATGGGTGCGATTGGCTCCTTGCTGGTAAAGAGAAGGAGTTTATTGACCGCTGGTGGGCTGCTGAGAAGCACATCCCTGATGGCATTGTTGCTGGCTCTACCCTGTGGGAACAGGTGTCTAAGCCCTTGGAGAAGGCAGAGGTGTCATATCCCTTTGAGGGCTTGAACAAACTCACCTATGGCATACGTAAGGGAGAGCTTGTAACTGTCACTGCTGGCTCAGGCTTAGGCAAGAGTCAATTCTTACGAGAGCTTATCTGGCACATCCTCTGCAAGACACAGGACAACATTGGCTTGATGTTCTTGGAGGAAAGTGTACGTAAGACAGGCACATCCATCATGTCTCTGGCTGCAAACAAGCCCTTGCATTTGCCTGATTGTGATGCTACAATGGAAGAGAAGAGAGCAGCTTTTGATGCCACCCTTGGCACAGACAGGCTGTATATGTTTGACCACTTCGGTAGCACAGACATTCAGAACATTGTGAAGAGAACAGAGGAGTTTGCTAATGCCTTTGGGTGTGGCTATGTGTTCCTTGACCACGTATCAATTGTTGTAAGCTCACAACAGAATGGTGACGAGCGCAAGGCTTTGGATACAATAATGACAGAGCTTCGTACATTGGTTCAACGTACAGGCATAAGCCTAGTGCTTGTGAGCCACCTGAAGCGTCCTGATGGGGGCAAAGGACACGAGGAAGGGGTAGCTACCACCTTGGCTCAGCTACGTGGCTCAGGCTCCATTGCTCAACTCTCTGACATGGTGCTTGGTCTTGAACGTAATGGTCAGGCAGATGATGAGAAGGAACGTAACACCACCAAGGTGCGTGTGTTGAAGAACAGGTTTTCTGGCTTAACAGGACATGCTTGTAACCTTGTGTATAGCAAGTACACAGGACGCATGGTTGAGACAGAAGATGAGAAGCTATGAGGAAACGACAACTAAGGAAACGTATGGATACTTTATTGCTTGGTGTGTATGACTTCCCAACATTGGATGGGAACGAAGAGTTTGTAACAACATTCCCTGATGCAGATGATGTTACAATTGAATATGAATGGGAAGAGGATGACCCCTCTGTTGGCTATGTTGGTGGCTTCTCATGGGATGCCTATGTTGATGGTGTAGAAATTACACACATGCTGTCTCTCAAGGACATTAAGTTTGTTGAGGCAACCCTTGTCTCCTACAATGAGGAGTATTGCTGATGGCTTCGTGGCTCATTGCCACCATTGGTGTGGTGTACTTGGTGGTGGCTATAGACTTAATGCTCAAGGGAAACCTTGGTATGGGGGTGGCCTTCATTGGTTACAGTTTAGGTAATGTTGGTTTGTATTTAGCAACGAGGCAAGCATGACACTTATAAATAAAGCATGTTATGAACGTGGCTGCGCTTGTTATGACGACCGAGTAGATGAGGATGCAGTTGAAGTGGTCTTGGCACAGACGCAAGAGCCTGTGGCGCACTGGTCGGATTGTTCTGTGCATAGCGAGCCAGCGTATCCAAAAGGTGAGTGTGATTGCGGTGGAATTGTTGCAGTCGCTGATTACACGGCGCTATCCGACAAGTATGTTGCTTTATCCGACAAGTATGTTGCTTTGAAAGCACAGCGCACATGGGTAGGGCTGACGGATGAGGAAATCGACAGCTTTCGAGAGGCGAACTCTGAAGGGCGTGGCGCAGGCTGGCGGTTTAATTTTAAAGGCTTTGCCCGAGCCATTGAAGCCGCACTCAAGGAGAAGAACACATGAAACTTTATGACGTACCAAGGAACACACGTATAGTTCTTGAAGATGACACAGAACTTATGTTTGACCACCTTGATGGGATGTATAGTGTGTGCTATAATGATAGTGGAAGCATCGTACACTTAGCAGTGTGGACAGAGGTTACAATTAAGGAAGACAAATGACAATATACATTATAGTTTTATACATTTGCATGGAAGCTAAGTGTCAGTTCTTTCAAGCAGAGGGGTATATAACTGACAAGAAAGAATGTGATAGAGAGGTTGCAGCACAGATAGAGAAGGGCAAACGTGAGGGCGTTAAAGTAGATGGAACATGTATTGATTTAGAAGTTCAAGGAAAAAGAGTATGACATTAACAATTGAAGGTACACTCGCACAACGTCAAGACACCTATGGTGATTACAAAGATGTTGCACGTACAGCACAAGACTTAAAACAAATTATGCGTACACGTGGTAACTGGCATGACATGTCACCACCCATGCAAGAGAGCGTGGATATGATTTGTAATAAGCTGGCTCGCATCCTAAACGGCAACCCCTACTATGCAGACAGTTGGCATGACATCTCAGGGTATGCTACACTTGTGGTTAAGGAACTTGGATATGAATAAGGAAACTAAATGCGGAGGCTCTTTCTAGACACAGAAACAAACAGTACCCATGACCACATATGGTGCTGTTACACGTACAATGAAGATGGATATGTATGTCACACAGAAGCAAGTACACTGATTCCCTTAATAGAAAACTCAGACAAAGTGATAGGGCACAACTTGATAGGCTTCGATGCTGGAGTCCTCAAGAGATGTTGGGGAGTGAAGATACCAGCGACAAAAGCGATAGATACCTTGATACTATCAAGGCTATACAATCCAAATATAGAAGGAGGCCACAGTTTGGCAGCATGGGGGGACAGGACAGGACAAAAGAAAACTGACTATGCCCAAGCCTACGTAGACAAGACAGGGTTACTTGCTAGTTACCGATGGGACAACCCTGACCTTGAGCTTCTCTATGAATATTGTAAGGATGATGTTGCTGCTCTCGTTGCCACATACGAGATGGTTAACAAGATGCTGGAGAGGGAGAAGTTCTCAGAGCAAAGCATAAAGCTTGAACATGATGTTGCTATTATTATTCAAAGGCAGAAGGAACATGGTTTTAAACTGGACATTAAGAAAGCTCAGGGCTTGTTGGCTATGCTTCAAGGTAAGATGGTGGACATTGAGAACGAGCTTCAGGTTGTCTTCCCTCCCTATGTTGAAACAGGAAGGAAGAACAAAAGGACAGGAGCTCCTCTAAAAGATATTGTCACTCCATTCAATGCTGGAAGCAGACAACAGATAGCTGAGCGCCTTGAGAAGCTTGGTGTTAAGTTCACCAAGAAGACAGAGAAGGGAGCCATCATTGTTGATGAGACAGTTCTTGCCTCTATTGCTCTGCCTGAAGCAAGGCTTCTCTCTGAATACCTCATGCTGCAAAAGCGTGTAGCTCAGATTGGTAGCTGGCTTGAGGAGGTGAGAGACACAGGCAGGGTGCATGGTAGTGTGATTACCAATGGTGCTGTCACTGGTAGGATGACACACAGTAGCCCCAACATGGCACAGGTTCCCAACAAGGGAAGCCCCTATGGTGAAGATTGTCGTGAGTTGTGGATTGTGGATGATGGCAATGTCCTTGTTGGTGCTGATGCCAGTGGCCTTGAGCTACGAATGCTGGCTCACTACATGAAGGATGATGCCTATATCAAAACTGTTTGTGAAGGAAGTTCAAAAGATGGCACTGATGTACACACGCAAAACCAAAAGGCAGCGGGTCTTGCAACAAGGGATGAAGCGAAGACGTTCATCTACGCCTTTCTCTATGGTGCAGGGGCGGAGAAGATTGGTAAAATTGTCGGTGGTAATGCTAACGCTGGACAGAAGCTCATCGAAAGCTTTCTTTCCAACACTCCCGCACTCAAGACTCTACGGAATAATGTATCCAAGTATGCAAGCAAGGGCTTTGTACCCGGGCTTGATGGGAGGAAAATTTGGGTACGCTCCGAACATTCGGCAGTTAACAGCTTATTGCAAGGGGCTGGTGCGATAGTAATGAAACAGGCTTTAGTCTTATTAGATCAAGAACTAAGGAAGAAGAAGGTTTGGTATGGCTTTTGTGTCAATGTCCATGATGAATGGCAGATTGAAACAAAAGAAAAAGATGGCGAGCTTGTAGGAAAACTTGCAGTGCAGAGCATACAAAAAGCAGGAGAGCTTCTCGGCTTACGTTGCCCTGTCTCTGGAGAGTTTAGTACAGGTAAGACATGGCGTGACACACATTGAAAAATGTGTTATAATATTGTTTTTATACAAAGGAAAAAGAATGAACCAAGTTAAAGTGGTGGGTAAATTGTTTTGGGCTAAACACATGGACACCCCTAATCGGGAGTTCAATGCAGACAATGCTCGCTTTGAGATTTGCATTGGTGGCCTGAGCGATTCCATTGCACAACGCCTTACATCAGAGCTTGGTGTTAAGGTTAAAGAGAAAGCTGATGACAAGTATGGACGTGGTAAATACATCATCGTCAAGAGTAACTATGTCATCAAGGCTATTGATGAAAACAACAATGTTGTTCCTCCTGACATGATTGGTAATGGCTCTGTTGCAGAAGCAACCATCAGCTCTTATACCCATAAGATGTCAGCGATGCATGGCAATGCCCCCTCTCTGCTGCACAGCAAGGACAACCCTGCTCTGCGTATCAAAGAGCTGGCTGCTGCCCCCGTTGAGCAAGAAGAAGATGCAGAAGTAGTCCTATAATGATTGCTCTTGTAGATGGTGATGTGATGTGCTATCGCATTGCCTTCTCTTGTAAGGATGACTCAGAAAGCCAAGCCATTACAACGATGGCTAACTTTCTTGAGGACATCCTTATGACACAGCTAGGTCTTGAGAGTTGGGAAATCTTCTTAACAGGAAAGACAAACTTCAGGAAAGACATAGCTGTCACTGCCCCTTACAAAGGGAACAGAACACAAGAGAAGCCAGCACACTTAGAGATGCTACGTAACTATCTAGTTACCGCATGGGGAGCACAGATGAGCATTGATGAAGAGGCTGATGATCTGATAGCAATCAGAGCAACAGAGCTTCAAGATGATTGCATCATGGTGTCAGTTGATAAAGACTTTAATCAGGTGGCAGGATGGCATTACAATTTTGTGAAGCAAGACAAGTTCTATGTCTCAGAAGAACAAGGACTCCGCTTCTTTTACAAACAGATGTTGATGGGCGACAGAGCAGACAACATTGTGGGTATCAAGGGGATAGGGGATGTGAAGGCAACCAAGATGCTTGCCAAAGCCAAGACCGAAAGCGAGATGCTTGCAGTTTGCTTGGAGGCTCTGGGCGAAGAACGAGTTAAAGAGAATGGACTTCTATTATGGCTAAGACGATTCCCAGAACAGATGTGGTTCCCTCCAGTTTCTGGCTTGGAGGTTGCGAGTGGAAAGTAGTTTATGTTGACGAGTTCCAGGATTTTGGTACATGTGATCCCGGCAAGTATGAAATACTTATACGTGCCAACATGAATGAACAGGCAACAATAGCTACATTCTTTCACGAGCTTGTACACGCAATTAAGTTTACGATGGGAGATGTAAGCCACGATGAAAAAGAAGTTGAAGGGTTCGGCAATCTCCTCTGCCAGTGGTACAGAACAAAAGCATAACGATAGTGAGTGGACAGCAGCAAGGTTTAGAAGCTTTGTTGTCTCTGCCCTACGCACAGCAACACGTAGATGGCCTCCTAAGCTTAAGGCTTTGAAGGCTGCTTACATTGGCAGGAAGGTTAACCAAAAGACAAACAAGATGGCAATGCACTATGCTTGCGCTAGTTGCTCTGTTCACTTCGTTGCCAAAGATGTACAGGTTGACCACATCTTCCCTGTTGTTGAACCAAGTGTTGGCTTTGTTGATTGGGATACATACATCAGCAGGCTGTTCTGTGAGAAAGAAAACTTACAAGTGTTATGCAAGCCATGTCATTCAGAGAAGACAGCATTAGAGAAAACTGAAAGGAAAGATTATGGGAAGACCAAAGAAAATACAGGTAGAACAAGTAGAGCCAAGCACAAATGAGCAATGGTATCTATATCTTGTTGGCTACTGGGTTCCATTTCCTAGTAGTGAATATGGTGGATTACAGTGCGTCTTAGCACGTAATAAAGAAGAAGCTAAAGAAGCTATTAAAGAAGAAGCAGGAGACTTCATGGTTGGCTCCTTTAAGGATGCTGATGAACGCATTGAATTGCGTATCAATAAAGCAGAAGTGTTTCCTGTCATTGGTAGTTATAGTGAACCTCACATTGTTAGGAGTTTTGAAACATGAAGATTGAAGTTACACAGTTTAATGAGAACGAGGATGGCTCAGCCGATTGTTCTTTTGAAACAGACCAAGAAGGTAAAGAAGCCCTCTTTCGTTATGGCTTGTTAGCCTTATTGAAAGAAGCAATAGCAACAGGTGCTGCACTCAAACCGCCAGAAGGAGAAGATGATGGACAATGATAAGACACGTTACATGTTTCATGTAGAAACAAAAGGATATGAAGATACCGATGAACATCGTTCCTATCCCGATATTGTTTTAACACAGTATGCCAGCTTCAGTGGTGGTGAGCGTTGGCCTGATGTGGTACGTGCCTTCACTCGCTTCTTAGGTAATGTGTATGGCTATGACATTGAGCAGCAGTTCAACGAGATGTACATAGACCCATTAACCAAGTGGGAAGAAGAACAAGCAGAGCAAGAAGATCAATGAGACACCTAGTTATTCCTGACACACAATGCAAACCCGGAGTTTCTCTTGACCATCTGGAATGGGTTGGCAAGTATGCAGCAGATAAGAAACCAGATGTCATCATTCACCTTGGCGATCATTGGGATATGCCAAGCCTTTCAATTTACGATGTAGGGAAGAAAAGCTTTGAAGGTAGAACATATCAAGCGGATATCGAAGCTGGTCATGCTGGAATGGAACTTCTTTTGTCTCCGATTAAAGCTGAGCAGCAGCGTCTTAAAAGAAACAAAGAAAAACAATGGAATCCACGCCTTGTCTTTCTTCTTGGAAACCATGAAGAACGCATTCAAAGAGCTATTGAGAGCGACAGAAAACTGGATGGACTCATTGGTTATCACGATCTTAAACTTGCTTCTTATGGTTGGGAGTGTTATGATTTTCTTCAGCCTGTGGTGCTGGATGGCATTGCTTATTGTCATTACTTCACTTCGGGTGTTATGGGAAGGCCTGTTAGTTCGCCTGCGTTGATGCTCTCTAAGAAGCATATGAGCTGTGTCATGGGACATGTGCAGGACAGGGGTATTGCCTATGCTCGTAGGGCTGATGGTAAGCGTATGACAGGCTTATTTGCTGGCATCTGCTACCAACACGATGAGAAGTATTTAACTCCTCAAACCAATGGCTCTTGGTCTGGTGTGTGGATGTTCAATGAAGTTGTTGAAGGCAGCTTTGATGAGCTTCCTGTTAGTCTCAATTACTTACGAGAGACTTACGCATGAGCCTCACGTTGTATGACATTGCAGACTTGCTAAGAAGGGAAGACTGTGTTACAATATTAGAACTGTTGGACATAAGTAGTGATGACCTTGTTGACAGGTTCATGGATGTGATAGAAGATAAAGCTGATAAGATAGAAAAGGAACTTGAATGAAGAATTATATGGGAAGTTATGAGCAGTTCATTGCCAAGAGTCGGTATGCTCGTTACTTAGATGCTGAACAACGGCGTGAGAACTGGGATGAGACAGTGGCTCGCTACATGGAATTTATGTACACGCACTTACAGAAAGAGCACAGCTACACCATCTCTGATAAGTTGTACACAGAACTCTATGATGCCATCTACAACATGGAAGTTATGCCTTCTATGCGTAGTGTTATGACTGCTGGTAAGGCATTAGAGCGAGACAACACTGCTGGCTATAATTGTTCCTACCTTCCTGTTGATGACCCTAAGAGTTTCGATGAGGCTATGTACATCTTGTTGTGTGGCACAGGGGTTGGCTTCTCTGTTGAACGTCAGTTTGTACAGAAGCTTCCTGAGATTCCTGAGCAACTCTTCAACAGCGATACAACAATCGTAGTGGCAGATAGCAAAGAAGGTTGGGCTAAGGCGCTACGTCAGTGCATTGCCTTGCTCTACTCAGGTGAGATTCCTAAGTTCGATGTGTCTAAAGTTCGTCCTGCTGGCGCTCGTCTGAAGGTGTTTGGTGGACGTGCTAGTGGCCCGGAACCTCTGAAGGAACTCTTTGTCTTTGTCAGCAACATCTTCAAGAATGCTAAGGGACGTAAGCTCAATAGCCTTGAATGCCATGACATCATGTGTAAGATTGGTGAGGTTGTAGTTGTTGGTGGTGTCAGACGCAGTGCTATGATATCTTTAAGCAATCTCTCTGATGATCGTATGCGTCATGCTAAGAGTGGTGCATGGTGGGAGAAAGATGGTCAACGTGCATTGGCTAACAACAGTGCTTGCTACACAGAGCGTCCTGACATGGGCATCTTCATGCAGGAATGGACTAGCCTGTATGAGAGCAAGAGTGGTGAACGTGGTGTGTTTAATCGTGAAGCAGCAAAGAACATTGTAAAGAAAAATGGCAGACGCAATCCTGATTTTGACTTTGGAACTAATCCGTGTTCTGAGATTATTCTTCGACCATATCAGTTCTGTAATCTTTCTGAAATTGTAGTACGTGCTGATGACACTGTAGACAGCTTGAAACGTAAGGCACGTTTAGCCACAATCTTAGGTACATTTCAGAGTACATTGACCCACTTCCCATACCTACGTAAGGTGTGGCAAAAGAACACAGAGGAAGAGCGTCTGTTAGGTGTATCAATGACAGGCATTATGGACAACCCACGACTGAACAACCCCAATGACATGGGTGTTGGTATCATCTTGGAACAAGTTAGGAATGTCTGTGTCGCAACAAACCAACTCTTGGCAGAACAGCTTGGCATTCCACAGTCTGCTGCCATTACATGTGTTAAGCCCTCTGGCACTGTTAGCCAGCTTACCGATAGTGCTTCTGGTATTCATGCTCGCCATGCTGCTTACTATTATCGGAGAGTTCGTGCAGACATTAAAGACCCTCTGACACAGCACTTGATTGCAGCAGGGGTTCAAGCAGAGCCTTGTGTAATGAAGCCTGACCAGACTATGGTGTTCACCTTCCCCAAGAAAGCACCAGAGGGAGCCTTGTTACGTGATGGTCTGACAGCCCTTGAGCACCTACGCTTATGGCTTGTCTTCCAGCGTCACTGGTGTGAGCACAAGCCATCTGTGACCATCTCTGTTAAGGAACATGAATGGATGGAAGTTGGAGCTTTTGTATGGGAGCACTTCGATGAGATGAGTGGTGTGTCTTTCTTGCCCTATGATGGTGGCTCGTATCGACAGGCTCCTTATGAGGATTGCACTAAAGAGCAATACGATGCTTTGATGGCGATAACCCCACAAGAGATTGATTGGGACAGCTTAATTGAGGTTGAAGATAATGTTGAAGGTACACAGATGCTTGCATGTGTGTCTGGTGTTTGTGAAATCTAAGGAGCTATTATGATATTGTTACGATTCCGTCATGGTATTGGTTTGGACATTGAGTACAACGAAGACATCTGCCACATCTTAACTGATGGTAAGACAGAGGATGTTGTGGCTTTTGTTGGTGTGATTATCAAAGTACCCTTTATCACTATTTATCTAGGTGAGTTCTACGATCTAGAGGATGAACCTGTGAAGGCATAACAAAAAAGGGGACTATTAAGTCCCCTTTCTTTTTGGTAACTAGGAAGTTACTTCTTAAACTCTACTTTGTTTTGAGCAGCCTTCTTAATAATAATTTCATTATAGAAGTCATTAGCAAACTTAGGGTCTGTCTTATAATATTTAGCTGCTGTTTCTTTAGCCCCCGCTTCCCTACTTCTTTCCAGAAGAGTTCTAATAGCTTTCTCTTTTTGAAACTCATCAAGCTTCTGCCACTGAGGACTATTCATTGTCTTCTCTAATCCACTAGCAAACCAACCACCAGCACGTTGACTATAAAAAGACAATTGATCTGCTGTTAGTTCAACATTACCAACCTTCTTACCAATACCTTTGATGTCTACATCAATTGTACTCAGACGATTTTGTATCTCTGTAGGTGTAAATACCTTAACACCAAGAAGTACTTCACTGAGGCTTGTCTTAACAGGTTGTCCCATATTGTCATAACGAAGCGGAAGCTTATCCCTTAATCCGGGGATACGAGATACAAGTCTATCTGTAAAACTAACAACTTGTCTTTCATATTCATCAAAGCTGCGTGCCACACTAGAAAGACCAGCAGGAACAATAGCAGTTGAGAATGAATCAATAAAGCGTTTACCAGCCCTATCTGGATTTAGGGCAGCATCGGCTGCTTTAGCAAGACCTTCAACAAAAGACTTATTCAATATATTATCTGAAACACTTTGTAAAGTTTCACCAATAAAATAGTCAGCTATCTTTGCTTTTGATTTAGTATCAAACTCTTTATTATTTTTTACATAGTCATTATATATTTGATGGGCATCTGTAGCTAAACCAAAGATTGTTGCTAATGGTTCAATGCGAGAATAACTATACCAAGAATCTCCAATTTTTATAGAATACTTAGGTAGATCACCTTTAGGACTTGAGCCTGTTATGTAGCCCTGTTCAACCAAAGAGTTAACATACATAGTGGCAGCAAAACCAAATATTTGTTTAGCAAGTAAACGCTCTCTCTGTACTGGTATGTTGACTGCCCAGTCAAAGTTCCCTGTTCCCTTACCAAGTATTGGATCAATAGTTTCTTTTCGTACAGCTAAACCAATTCCCGGAATATATGATCTTCCTTCTTTGATAATGTTGTATGGTGTCCTAATAAAAGCAGCCACCAATGCACCACCTAATGGGTATTTATTTCTTAGCTCTTGAATTGATGCTGCAAGAGGGCTAAGTCTTTCTTGAAACACTTTCTCTTTAGCAAAGTTTCCAATTTCAGCAGCAGCTTTAATACCAAATGTTTCACGCATGAGATTGTCCCAGTTGTCTGGAGTCATGCGTTGTTCTGTTGCCTTAGCGTAAGCTTCTTCTTTGGACACACCAAGCTTCTCAGCTAAGATATCAGCATCTCTATAAGCTTTAGCATTAAACTCTACTCTACGTAAAGTGGCTTTCCAGAACTCATCAATTGATAAACCAGCTTTAGAGCCAAGCCTTAAGATTTTACCAACAGTTCCGGGTATTGCTTCAGTATGATAGTCATAGAGCTTCTCTGTAAGCATGTCTGTTCTTGCATCATCAAGGCCATACTTAATACCAAAGTCTCTCATCTCTTTGGCGTTAGAATTAATAGCAGCAAGGTTAATCTTAAAATCAGAAGGCTTTCCTGTAATCCAGCCACTCTTAGAAAAATCTGAGCCTTCACTAAAGCCTTGCATCAAGCTCTTCAACATGATAATACCTTCACCGCTCTTACGTTGGTCAGCTTTATTAGCTGTCACCTTACCTACAATAGCTTCTATTTCTCTCAGCATAGGAGCCATTAATGTCTGAGTTGCTCCAGAGACTATGTTCGTTGATAAGTTTGTTGCAGACGTTAAGTAACCATTGATAACATATTCAGCAGTCATATCTCGTATCTTCTTGAAGCTTGCTCCCTCTTTGATGATACGTCCTGTCATCTCACTCTTAAGAATATTTGCTTCTGCTTGTGTTAGTTGTCCACTCTTTGCAATGTCATCAACAAGCTTGTGCATATCAGCCATTGCTAGAATGTTCAACGTACACTTTGGATCAAATTTACCTGTCATGTTATTCCTTATTGACAATCAACACCGGGTTGAAATAGTCCTTTAACTTCTTTGCCAGCATCAAACTGTGATTTAGCCAGCTTGAAAGCATTGAGGGTGTCAGAAGCTTTTGTTCTCTGTCCCTGATAGATGCCAAGAATACCAATTGGTAGTTGGCTTCTGTATGTCAATGTTTGTAGAGCAGCATCAGTGAGTTCTCCTGCATCACGCAAGCGATTAATCTCAGACAGGTTAGCAGACAGCGTAGCTCGTGCCTCTTCGTAGACAGGACGGAAGGCTTCAACCTCAGCCCTGTTCCAACTCTTGTCTATGTTGGGGAATGTACCATCATCATTCTGCTTGAACACCCAATCTTCTATTGAGCCTTCTTCTCTCTGCATCCTAGCAGCAGCCTTCTCACCAGCCTTCTGTGTTCCTTCAAGGCTTCCACCAAACTCTCCACGTCCACGCAGTTGTCTACCCTTAGCACCAAGAACACCAATGGCTTTAGAGAACAAATCATTCCATTGTTCATTAGCTGATGGAGGTTCTACATTAGCTCCACGTTTCTGACCGCCAGTGAGAAGCTTCTCTGCATTGGTTGGGAAAGGAACACTCTCAGCAAACACCAGTTCTCTAGGTGTAGCAGCAGCACCGCCACTTTGTACTCCTCTAGTGGGAACAGAAGGAACTCCAAAAATATCTCTAACCTCTGTCTCAGATAATACATTACCACGCTGCTGTAGCAACGGAATACTCATCTTAACAAACTGTTCTTCTGATGAAGCACCAAGAACATTCATAGCTTTCTTGATATATCTAGGGTCTGTCAATGCAGACACTGGAAGATGTCCAAGTAAGTTACCTCCCATCTCTGGAAGTCTTCCCTGTGGTGTCACACGCAGAGAGGGTTCAGCAGGAGCTTGAGGAAGCAGAGGCAATGTTTGTTGTTGAACAGGGGCTTGCTGTGGCTGAACCATTCTAGGAGCTTCCTGTGGCACAGGCTGTGTTAGTTGTGCCTGTGGTACTGGCTGCACCACCTGTTGTTGTGGCTCTTGTATACGTGGTTGTATCTGCTCTGGTGGAGTTGTACGCACCTTTGTTTCCACCTGTATGGGGAACTCTCTAGGCTTAGGAGGAACCATTCCTCTAAGGCGTTCAACCTCAGCCTTCTTAGCCTCAATCTGTTTAACCAAATATTCTTGTGCTGTTCCTTGCTTAGCAGCCTCAACAATCTGTTGTTTGATAACAGGAACTTCTTCTGGCTTTGCGCTCTTAAACAAAGCAGCCACTTGCTTAGCAGGGGCTTCTCGTGTTGGAGCAACAAGGCCAAACTTAGCAGGAAGGTCTTGGCCTTCTGGAGTCTTGAACAAAGCAGCTATTTGTTTCTCTGTTGGAGCTTTGGTTGGTTCTTTTAAACCAAGGAAGTCACTAACATCTTTCTCTGGTTGTTGCTTCTGTACATTGGCAAGGTCTGTCTCATGCTTAGCAATTTCAGCTTCAACCTTAGCAATGCGATCTTCAACAAGCTTTGTTTGTACAGGCTCAGGAACAGGAACTCCCTCAGCTTGTGCCTTACGAACATAAGCAGGAACTTCGTAGTTAACCTGTGCTTGTGCCTCTGCTGCTTGTTTGCTTGGAGGATTGTCAATGGCTTTAGCTACATCATCAATGGCAGCTTTAGTTGTATCTGCATCTGCTGCTTTGATGGCTCTCTTCTCAAGGAAGTTAATAACTCCCTCGCTTGCCTTACCTAAGCCAGCACCAAAGACAGTGCCAACAGCAGTGCCAGTTACTGTGTTTAATATTCTGCTTTCTTCTGGTGTGAGAACAGGCTCTAATGCTCCACCTAAAGCTCCCTGTACTGCTCCTTGTTTAGCC